ATTTTGCGTTAGCTAATGCCGCTTCTCTTTGCGACAAATCTGATTTGGATAATGTTTTAGCCAACTCAGTTCTAGCTTTAGCTACTTCGCCCAACAAATTTAATTCAATAACTTGTTTTTCAATAAGGTATTTATCGTTATTAATTTCTTGAACTTTTAATATATTAATTTGTTTGTCAATTCCGAGCATATACATTTGCAAAGTAATTTGCGATTGCAATGCGTCCGATTCTCTTTTGAGAGATTCTGTTTGTTCATCGGTTACTTTTGTATCTGCCGCTTTTGCTTCTGTTTGTTTTTTTAATGTTTCAATGACTTCTCTTTGAGCCGCAATTGCTTTCTCTGGATCAATGCCTAATGCTTGTTGTTTTTTCTTTTGTTTAGGCGAAAGATTTTCTAAGCGTTTTAGTCCTTCTTCTGCTTTAAGTATTTCATCGTTTAATTTTTTAATAGGTTCGGAAAAATATTCTTTAGCCCCAAAAAAAACACCGATACCAACTAATGCAGTTCCTAAAGCAAGAATATTGCCGGTCAATACAGCCGTAATAGCCGCACCAGCAACAATAGCGTTTCGTAATTCAATAACTAAAGTAACAATTTTAGCCAGATTTTGAATCGCTATTACACTTGCAATAGAAAGAAACGCTGCCTTAAATTTTTCAATAGATACCAAACCTGTTCCCAAAAATGGGGATACCAAATCAGCAAAAGCAATTTTAAGGTTATCCATTGTTGTTTTTATATTGTCTGAAACATCGCCAAATCTTTTAATAGCATCGGCGTGTTTTTCAAATTCTTGTGCGGATTTATTTACTTTTTCCGCTAATTCAGTAATCCCAATAGTAACGGCACCACGTCCAAATAATTCTTTCATTATTTTGGATCGTTCGGCTTGATTAGCTATTTGAGACAAACCTTTAACAATTCTATTAATAGAATCTTCTGGCTTTAAATTAATTAATTCTTCAAAAGTAATGCCAAGTTTTTCTATTGAATAAATCGCTTTTTCATTACCTTGCTGCGCTTCTCCGATCTTTGCAAACATGGTCGAAAGCATACGTCCGGCTTGTTCGGCATTGCCGCCAGAGGTTTGCAACGCATCGCGGAATTGCAGCGTTTTAGCAATTGAAATATCGTAAGCACCAGCAAGGTCTTTAACTTCATTTGAAAAAGCCAAAGTGCTGCTCATCAATTCCGCAAGACCTAATGCGCTTGCAGTAGTAACGCCACCCAATAGTTTGAAGTTTGAATAAAGCGTTTTCAGTTCGCCGGTAAGATCATTAAAAGACTTTTGCAAGTCTTTAGCTTGTGCTTTAGCTTTAGCGGTCGCTTGATCCCACTCTACGGTGACCAGACCTAGCTTTACGGATAACGAACCGATGACTGCCATAATTAACCTTTTTTCTTTGCTATTTTAGAAATAGCATCCCAAACTGAAACACCTAATCGGTCTTGAACATTCTGAATATTTGAATCTAAAGCAGGACGCAAGAACGGACGCGCCGCCGCTTCTGCTGTCCCAAATTCTAAAGATAAACCAACCGGACGATGATTCCATACGCTTCGGAATTTACCGCCTTTGCTTAACGTAGTCCTAGCTTGGCTATCTTCGCGTTTAGGATTCAATGTAACCCTAGCCATAAACATTTCGCCTCGATATGAAAGGCTAGATTTATCCCTAGCTTGTGGTCGTTGCACTTTCATATACAAATGATTCAGCATTTGACCAGTATCAACGTGCATAGATGCGTTTGATTTAGCTCGATCATAAACAGGTGAAAAAGCATAATCCATAGCTTTTCGCCAGATTGCGTCCGTTTTTCCTTTGCCTATTTCTTGGGCAAGATTATCCATTTGTTTAAACAGATCATCAAAACCTGTTGTGCCGGTGCTGCCTTTGTTTTGAGGATTAAACTCAGCCACGCTTAAACCTATCAAGGTTAAAGCCTTTAGCTTGCATGACATAACCAAGCAAATTATTGCTTACAGCTTGTTGTGCAGTAGGCTCAAAATCTGGATTGTTTGCGTATTCATTAATACACGGAAAGATTTGATCTAAACGATATGCTGCGGTATTTTGCGGTCGCATATAGTTAAAAACTGCGGTAGTAACCGGCCCCAAAGCATCAAAAATGCCTTTGTTTCCAAGCATACCGTCAGCATACATGACTTGTATCTCCGCAAAAATTTCTTCATCTAGCGTATTGATATATTGTTCTGTATGCCCGTTAAACACCATTGCTGCCGTTACTTGCCTCCGCAACGACCTTCTTAGTTTTTTTTTGTCGCTGCGTAGTCTGGTTTTATTTTGGATTCAATAGATTCAACTATTTCTTTAATCGCTATATCTGGAAATTCTGTAGAGATTTCGTCGTAGCTTTCGGTAATCGCTTCTCCGGTTTCTGACTGCAACAAGTGGAAGTATTCTTCGACTTTACATTCCCACATCACGGTGAATGTCGCTACTTGCCGAACTGAATTGCCATCAACAATCAAATCATCGTTTTTAACAATGATTGTATCTTTTGAAGCGTTTAATGCGGCTACAAAACCGTCATCGCTTGATTCTATTAATTCTCGAATGGGCTTAGAAAGCCTATCGTACGTTGCATCAATTCGTTCTTTAGGAGGTTCTGTAATGCGTTTGGTAATCTGTTCCATTTCTGATTTGATAGGAATTTTAACCTTTAAATCGAACGAAACTTCACCTAACGAGATACTGACTTTCCTAAGTTTTGCTTGTTCTTTTACGTTGTCGTATTGTTTGCCTAACTTACCTGCTAGCTTGCTCATCAGATTCACCTTTTATAAGTTTCTTGTATATTGAGTCATTAAGCCGCATCACATAATCAGTCACTTCGTAGGGTGACATTTCTGCTGCGTGATTCTTTGCTATTTCGTAGCAAAGATTAATGCCCATTATCTTTTGTTGCTGAAACCCAAACCAGTTCTTAGCACCGGAACTGGATTGGGTTATCAGATATGCTAGTAGGTCTTTTGATCCTGTATTGTCCATATATTCTTTTTTAAGTGTCGTTAGACCAACCGTAAGAATTGCCGCCAACAGGGTGAATGGTAAACATAAACTTACCTTCAGCCGAGGGTGACATATCCCATTGCAGACCACCAACACGCGCATTAAACGCGTATGCAACAACATCAGTGCCATCATAGACCGCAACTACGTAGGTGCGAATGATAGAGCCGCTGTAACCGTCTGAACGGATTTGCAGCATAGCCGGATCAGCAGGATTCCAAGCAGACGTAATCGTCATCGAGGTTACTTGGTTTTGCGTGGTGATCTTAGCACCAGTACGCGCACCAGCAACGCCGTAAGCCGCACTCGCGTCATCCGAACCGAAAGCAGGAATCGCCTCTACCGGAATTTGCATACCACCAGTACCGGTTCCACCGGCAGTTGTTCCAACAATGTCGGCAACTTGAGCAGTCCAAGTAGCAAGTTGCGTATCGGTCAACGGAGTCGGAGTTGCATCATCCTGCATCCACAGAGTCGCAACATAACCCGGCAAGACTTTATCAATAAGAGCCATTTTAATTACCTCAAAATAAAGTTAATAAAATCTTATATTATGCTGGAATGTAGAGAGTGCAATCCAGAATGATCTGGTTCAATCCCAATTCATTGTCGTAGGTATTATAAAGCCAAAACACATCGGCTTTTGCTACGAAAAACTGATCCCCGAATTCACCGGAGTAACCATGTAACGATTGTAGTATGTCATTGCTTAAATTAAAAGCATCACTCATTGATTGAGCAAATATACTAATTTGAAACGTCGGTGTATCTATGCCTTTATTGCTTTGCGTTTGACCGGTATAAACCGGCTGGTGCACATTCCTTAATTGCCAAGTCAAAAATTGGCTTTCAGTAGCGTAATTCCGGTTGAAGTTTGCATACACCGGTACTTCAACAATACTAGCCAATTGCGCCTGTATCGCTTCGGCATATTGATAAGGATTGTTTTGCGTGGTCATACCGTGGTAGTCGGGTCGTTACGATAGCACAGCAACGTAACCCTCATTCTGTCGTTAGACTCTCGCACATCGGTTATACGCCAATCAAATCCGCGCCAAGTAACACTATAAAGATTCTGATTGTCTACTATATCCTTAATGTTTGGCGTGTAATTAAACGTCAAATTCACCAAGTCTTGATAGACGCGATACCGTTCAGAAATCCTTAAGCTATTAGATACATCTGCTACCAATGCCCTTGAAGTAAACCAATTAGCAATAGTCGTAGTGTATTCACCAACCGAATTTACACCGTTGGTGACATTGTTAATGCCTACGTTTTCATACCTTGTAATAGCCATTACATAACCAAAGGCTTGTAAGATCGCAAAAGAGCATCAACGCCAAAAGGAATACTTTTTAGCGCCACTTCTGTAGTATTTGACCGATTGTTATACAAATGGGTCAGCAGCAGCAATCCAGCCTGTTTAATAACCGGATATTGCATAATCGGGTTTGCGGGAATCGTATACAGCACTTCCAACGGGTTCGCGTTGTATTGGTTCACCGTATTTGGCAAACTTTGAATGATTACTCTGTTGCCGGTTGCGTCATACCAATAAGTATCCGTCGGCAGAAAGGTAAGCACCGGAGGAAGGTCAGTCCAAAGGCCCACAGAGTTGATTACAGCCCCATTGCGGCCCTGAGATACTTCGGGCAGGTCAAGGTATATCGCGGAACTAGAAAGACCGGGATTGCCGTAGTAGATGCGGTATTGGGTAGGGAATACCGCCATGCCCAAGTAATCCTCGATGGCAAACCGAGTAGCAACTTCCAAACTGGTTAGATAAGAATCTTGGCTCTCATCTTGAAACAGGTTTAACTGTTGCGTGATTTCTTCTAACGTCAACCATTGGGTCACATAATCCCGCGCCACCTGTTCAATTTTTACATAGTTGAACGGGTTACGATTGGACGAATAAGACTGGGTTTCGACCGGCATGATCTTCTCTACGAATGATAGCTACGGACACCAGCGAAAACATCGCGTATGGTCGAGCAAACGCGCTTTTCTGCAAACAGGGTGACATACCCCGGCTGTGTTTGGTCGAACATCTGAATGTTCATTACTTCGTGGTCGGCAATCGTTACAAACTGATTCCACGCCGCAAAGTAAATGGCATATTTACCAGCGCCAAGTTCGTCCATGTAAGGGTTAATGCAGATCGGTTTTCCCATCAGATACACGGTTGCATTGTTGCCGTTTTCGCCAGCTTGGTCGAGGAAGATGCCGGTATTAGCCGCCAGCTTACGAATCACTGAAAGCGTGGTCGGCGTCATCATCCACGCGCAGGTAGGATCGAGCAAGTATTGCGGCGGCAAAGAATTGTAAATGTCAGCCAGGTCAGCAACAACAACTGTACTAGCACTTGCAAGCACAAAACTCAAAACCGTGTGAACGCCATTGCTTGCGGTCGGGCCACTAGAACCAAAAGCCGCAGCAGAACTAGAGTTGGCATAGCAATTCAAACCACGCAAACCTATCGTGCCACCGTAATAACCTGTAGTCGATCCAGCGGCATCGTTGTTAAACATCATTGAGAGCGATTCTTGTTGCGCGAATTCCAGCGCAATGTCTCGCACAATAGATTCTTCAAGATTATTAACGTCAGACAACACCGCAGTCCGAATCGGAACTGACGCTTGAATGGCCCTCAAAGGCAATTGCCAGAATGAAGTTGAGTAGCCCGTAACAGCATTGTTGTTATTGATCGGATAGTAGCCCCACGGATTGCCAACAGCGGTAATCGTGGTTTCTGAGGCAGTCGTATCGCCAATGACGTTATAGGTGCCAGTTGCACCAGTGCCGGTGCCTAGCGAACTGATATAAGTGCCAGCCGCCACACCAGAGCCGGAAAGGATTTGGCCTACGCGCAACACGCCACTAGCAACGGCAGAAACCGTCAGCACAGACGCAGCAATTACGCCGGTAACAACCGCACCGTTTTGGATGTTGGTTGCGTTACCCGTCTTAACCACAAAGGCTTCATCGGACGCTATGGTGTTAATTACCCGCGAACCTGCGCCGCGAATAGGATTAAACATACGCAATGATGCAAAGGCATCATCGTAAATAATTCGACCGCCTATGCCCGAACCCGAACCGGTCAGCGAAGTAGCTTCCTTCAAATTGACGGTTGCTTTTCCATCGGTAAGCGCGGTTTTAATGGATTCAAGAATTAGGCTCA